GTAAAGCAGGGTCAACTCAAATTGATAGATGTGTTACTTATAATTATTCAGAAAATATATTTACAACTTCCTCATTAGATAGAACTACTTATCAAGATCAAGGTGTTTTTCAATTACCTTATGCTACAGATTATAATGATAGTGCCACTCCAGTATTCTCTGCCATATCTGGTATAACTAACAAGTACGGAGCCTCTATATATTATGCTCATGAAGTAGGTGATGACCAAGTAAATAGTTCAGGTACAACATCCATTGATGCATTTATTCAATCAGGAGACTATGATATTACCTCTCGTAAAAGCGCATTGGGTCAGGCAACAGGAGTTGTTGATTATAGAGGAGATGGAGAGTTCTTTATGTCAGTCAAAAGATTTATACCTGATTTTAAATACTTACGAGGAGATGCTACAGTTACATTATTTGTAAGTTCTTACCCTGATGATACAGCGGTTAGTTCACCACTTGGACCCTTTACAATTACAAACTCTACTGATAAAGTAGATACTAGAGCAAGGGGTAGATTAGTATCTCTTAAAATTTCAAATGACGCTGTAGGTGAGTCATGGAGATATGGTACACTTAGAGTTGATGCACAACCAGACGGCAGAAGATAATGATAGATAAAAGAATAACTACTAGAAAAAATTTTCAAGGTGGAGGTAAAGATGCTTCTACAACTTCTTTTTCAAAAAGTTTTGACAGACAGATGGGTAATAAACCTGGAACTACTAAAGGAAATAAAGCTGTAGACAGAGAACAAAGAGAAGGTCAAAATCAAGCAGATGCAACTAACAGAAGAATAGAATTAAACAGACTTGCTAGACAATCAGCAGCAGAAAAAGAACCTGATGTAGTTAAAAAGAACCCATTTCAAAGAAGTGGTGGTCGTGGAATAGGATCATTGCTAATGTCTATACTTGGATTTGCTATGGGTATTCCAGGTCTTGGGTTAGCCTTTTCTAAAAAAGGAATGGATTTTATGAACAAAAAATTAAGAGGAACTAATGCTGATGGAACTACTAGAACTCAAGCAGAATATGAACAAGCTAGATTTGACAGGCAACAACAAAAAAGATTAGATAAATTATTTGCTGCAAAAGACAGAGGTTACAATCAAATTGGTTTTGGTGACTTTACTAAAAAAACTGTAGATTTCACTGAAGGTCAACAGGCTAAGATAGATCAATTATTGGCTCAAGGTTACCTGCCTAGCACTGCAAGAAATGTAGATAATGCGAGAGGTAGTAATTTTAGAAACGACTTAAATACGACTATAAAAGAGTTAGCTGCGCCTAATATTAATAATAATGATTTTGTAGGCACTACAGGACAATCTCAAAACTTTAATGCTAGTTTAATAAATGAGTTTGGACAATCTCCACAATTTAATGCTAACTTAACAAATGAGTTTGGACAATCTCCACAATTTAATACAGCTTTAATAAATGAGTTTGGAACTGCAGATAAAGGTATAATGGATTCTAATGCAGCTTTTGCTTTTGGTCTTCCTTATGGAACTTCAGATCAAGGTTATGTATCACCTTATGGAACTGCTGATGATCAAGGAGCTAATCTTTTAGGAGTACCTGAAATGACTGCCGCTTTACCAAACAATAATTATTTTGCCGAGGGTCAAACAAATACAAACGAAGAACTTTTAAAAAATATTCTTAATACAGAAGACACAAACTTAGATACTTTTATTGAAAATAAAAATCAAAAAGAAAATAGACAACAAGAATTGTTGAATCAGATACTAACAGGATAATGGCAAAAATAAGTAACTATATACCTGAACCTAAACAAGAATATGAAGTAGAAAATCAAAGACAAATCATTGAGTCTATGACAACAATGAAACAACAACTTAATTTTTCTTTTCAACAAGATTTAAAAAACGAACAAGATGCATTCAACTATTTCTTATCATGAGTATATTTTATAAAAATCAAGGTTTTAAACAAGTTGATACAGCTAAAGCAACAGTGCTTACCTGCCCTGTTGATGCAGCTATTATAGTTAAAAGTGTATATTGTGCTAACAATGATGGGTCTTCAGCTATCTTAGTAAATATGAATTTTGTTGATTCATCAGATTCTAATACTGAATATGAATTTTTTAGAGATGACGTAGCAGCTAAATCACAAATAAATGCTTCACCTCAAGGCTTGAATTTAGAAGCAGGTGATGCTATAACTGTACAAGCAGCTACAGGAAGTAGTAAGATACAAGGCCTGATAAGTTATGCTTTAATAAATAGAGAGAATGAAAACGGATAACATATATAAAATAGATTGTACGACTATAACAACTTATAGAAATACAAAAACAAACGAAGTGTTTAAAGAGAAAGTAGAAGGAGCCGATATTGTACAAGATGTTACAGTTCAAGTTTCTCCTAAAGGATTAGACCTAATGCAGAAAGTGATGAATAAACAAAATGATAATAAGAAATCAAACACCTAAAGGTGGAACTGAATTACAATTTAATTATTTAGAAAAATACGTAGACAAAAAATTATTAGATCAAGTGCAAATTTGTACAAGTGTTCCAGGTAAAGTGCCAATTGATCCTAATAAAGTTAATATACTTTGGCAAAAAAATTCTTGGGACCAACCTAATTTACATCCATGGTTTAAGGATAAAAACAATCACCAACAATATGATTGGTATGTATTTAATTCACATTGGAGTTTTGAAAAATTTAGAATGATGTTTGGATTACCATTAGAAAAATGTGTGGTAATTAAAAATGGTATTGAAAAAATACAAAAAGCTAAACCATATGAAAAAGGTCAGCCTATTAGAATTATCCATCAAAATACACCTTGGAGAGGACTAAGTGTATTACTAGGTGCTATGCAATTAGTTAAGAATCCATTAATTACTTTAGATGTTTATTCATCTACCGAAGTTTATGGAAAAGATTTTTTTGAAAAAAATGATCATAATTATACGCAACTTTATGAACAAGCAAAAAAATTACCTAATGTAAATTACTTAGGCTATAGACCTAATAATTATATTACAGACAATATGCATAAATATAATATGTATGTGTATCCTAGTATTTTTGAAGAAACTTTTTGTATATCTTTATTAGAAGCTATGGCTGGAGGTTTATATTGTATTACAACAAACTTAGGAGCTATCTTTGAAACAGGTGCGGAGTTTCCAATGTATATTCCTTTTGATGACAATTATAAAAGATTAGCTAGTAAATTTGGTTATGGTATTGAAGCTGCTGCTAACACACTACATGAACCACAAATACATAATCACATAGAATCACAATCTCACTACGCTAATATATATTACAACTGGAGTAAAATAGGATCAGCTTGGACAAGATTTTTACAAGGAGCTATAAATGCAAAAAAGTAATAAAGCGCAAGGCGCTAACAATGAACCCATCTGGTTTAATGAAAACGATACGAGCGTCACGGAAATAAATATAGGTTCTCATTCACCACATAAAATTATGGTATGTACTCCTTGTCATAGTGATACTTCAATGCATTACACTCAATCAGTTTTAAAATTTCAACAAGATTGTATGCAGAGAAAAATACAAGTTAGTTTTACTTTGATGAAATCCTCTTTAGTTACTCAAGGTAGAAACTTGTGTGTAGCTGAAACCTTAAATCATGAGGATGGTTACACACATTTATTATTTATAGATTCAGATATAGACTTTCAATCATCTACTATATTTAAAATGTTAGATGCAGATAAAGATGTTATTGCGTGTCCTTATCCTATGAAGATGTTAGATTGGGATAAGATATGGAGAAGAGTGCAAACTAAAGAAGACGCTATTACTTCTGCAAAAGATTTGGCGAAAGCTGGTTATACTTACCCATTAAAAGTAGAAGATTCTACTAACATACATAGCGAAAAAGGATTGATAGAAGTAACTCATGCTCCTACAGGATGCATGTTAATTAAAAGAGAAGTGCTAGAAAAAATGATAAAACACTACCCTGAATTAGAGATATTTCAATCTACCTATATTAATGGTAAAGAAGAAAAAAAACTTAATATGTGGAATCTATTTGATACTATGCATGATCCTAAAACTAAACGTTATTTTGGAGAAGACTTTGGTTTTTGTCAAAGATGGGGTGATATGGGTGGTAAAGTACATGTCTATGTAATGGATGTTATTA